GACGAGCTTCTCCATGAGGCGGGATGAGATCGGCACCGTGACCCTGCGCTTGCGCTTCCTGACCTTACCACTCTGTTCATCGGCAAACCGGATCACCCCAGCCTTCAGATCCACCTGGCGCCACTCCAGTGTCTCCACTGCGGCACGCCGGCTGGCAGTCTCGGCAGCGATCCACACGAACCGGTGGATGCGGGATGCTCGATCTCCAGCCTTCGGTGCGCTCAATCGCAGGATGAGTTCAAGCTGCTCCTCTGAGAACGAGCTGGTCTTGGGTGCCCCAGCGTCAGGAAGGCCGATCGCTGGGATGAGGGAGGGATCGATCCGGCGCTGCTTGCGAGCGTGGTTCAGGGCGGCGATCAATGTCGAAAGCTCTCTCCGCTGGGTGGGACCGCTCACTCCCCTCTCGGTGCAGTAGGTGGCGATCCGATCGGCGGTGAGGGCATCGACCGGCGTGTCGCCGAAGATCCTGATCATCCGCTCGCAGATCTTGTAGTCGCGAGTTTCAGGATCTTTGATGTGCTCCTTCATGTAGCTCTGGAGGATCACCTTGACGGAGGGCGGTCTCTTGGGATCGCGGGCTTTTTCGTGGAGCCAACCCGCGAAGAATTGCTGCGCCTCAGCCATGTCTGTTGACCCCGTTGAAAGGCGGCGGCTCCGTCCTTCTTCAGTCCAGCGTATTTCATAGTAGCCAGCTGGGGACTTCCCGAGCCGTGGTCCTGTTGTATGTCTTGCCATTTTTGTTTTCCTGTTGGTTTGTGTCGTACGACAACGACAATATCCTGCAAAACACAGGAGTCGTCAACATATTTTTGTCGCTTCTTAAAGTCCCCAAAAAAAAGCAGAAAAAAGATTTGACGGGGATATGGGTTCTCTGCATGTTGGTCGCACACCGATGAACAACACAACATCAGACAGCAAACCAATGGACGCCAAAAAGCTAGTGTCTCACTTCGGGGGAACCACCCAACTCTGGAGGCTTCTAACAAAGCATGACCAGCAGATCTCTATCAAGACGATCGATAGTTGGATCACCCGAGGATGTATCCCCACTCGCCGCTTGGTTCAACTGGGTGCGCTTGGTGCGTCCATCGGCAAACCAATCGACATCAACAAATACATCAACCAATAAAAACAGAATGACACACACAGAAGAACTCATCGCGCAGCGCAAGGCTCTTGCCGCTCGCATCTCTAACATCAAGAGCGAGATCGAAGACATCGATGCGGCTCTTGCACACATCGCATGGCCAGCCATGCAGGAGCGACTGCTCATCAAGAACGCCGAATACGGCGACTACAAACTCAACGTCGATGGCGTGGAGATCCAAGGCACGATCCGCAAGACGGTGAAGTGGGACAACGATAAACTCAAAGCGGTCGCGGCAAAACTCCCTGACGCACACACCGTGATCAAGGCAGAGCTTTCCATCCCAGAAGAAAACTTCAAAAAACTGGAAGCCACAAATCATCCGATGCTCGGTGAGATCATCCTCGCCCGGCAAGTTAAACTTTCCCCATTCTCGATCAAGGTGGTCGAGAACAAGGACTAAACCAAAACAGAAAGAACAAACATGAAAGGTATAATCAAGGCTGACGAGCGCCTCAAAGCTCGTCCAAAAGTAAACATCGCAATGTTCGGGCAGAGCGGAGTCGGCAAGACCACGCAAGCTCGCACACTCGATCCGAAGTCCACCCTGTTCCTCGACCTTGAAGGCGGCACGCTCGCTCTCCAGGACTGGTCGGGAGACGTGGTTGACATCCGCAAGCTCGCCACCGACGTGGGCGCTCATCCATGGGAAATGACCCGCGCTCTTGCTCTCTTCGTAGGCGGTGCCGATCCAGCAGATTCCACTGGTGCATACTCCGCAACGATGTTTGAACAGATCTCCAACCTCCTCGGCGGCGCGAAGGAACTGGACAAGTATTCAACCATCTATATCGACTCCATCACAGTCGCCTCTAGGTGGTGTTTCTCTTGGGCACTCACGCAGCCGGAAGCCTTCTCTCAGAAGACCGGTAAGGCTGACACCCTGGGCGCGTATGGCTTGCTCGGTCGCGAGATGATCAAGTGGCTCACGCACCTCCAGCACTCGCCAAAATCGATCGTCGTGGTCGGCATCCTCGACCGCATGGAAGATGATCTGAAGCGCGTCTCATACGTACCACAAATCGAGGGATCAAAGGCGCCTCGCGAGATCGCCGGCATCTTCGACCAAGTGCTTACCCTTGATTACGTGCATGACGCTAACGGCAAACCTATCGTCACCGAGGGCAAGAAAAGCCGCTGCTTCTACTGCACTCAGGATAACGGAATGGGCTTCCCTGCAAAGGATCGCTCAGGCCGCTTGGAAGAATTGGAGCCGCCTGATCTTGGCGCTCTGATTAACAAGATCCACACCGGTAAGCGTCTCGATACAGCACTCACCACCACTATCTAATTCTCACTACAACCAAACAAAGAAAAAAATAAATTATGTTCAGCCCTACATCATCACAGCAAGACGCAATCGCGCTCATCCCACAAGGAACTCTTTGCAAAGCAATCCTCACGGTGCGCTCTATCAAGAACTCCAAAACATCAGGTGCCCAATACCTTGACATCGAAGTCACTGTTACTGACGGAGAATTTGCAGGCCGCAAGATCTTCGACATGATCATGGACCCATTCTGCCCTAACGCCAGCGATGGCGGTCGCAAGATGGGACTGCTGGCACTCACTCGCATCTGCGAAGCAGGCGGTTTATTCAAGCCTGCCGATGAGTCCAGCTACACCCGATACAACGCGCCAGGCACCACCATTCAGGATGTCATTCGTGACATCGATGGCGGCAAGCTCGGCATCCGTGTGAAGGTGGAGAAGGGAACGGATGGCTACGCCGACAAGAACAAAGTCGGTGAATGGCTCACCCCGAACCCGAACTCCGGCTCCGGCTACAAAGGCTGGACTGAACTCATCAGCGGCAATCAGCCAGCTAGTCGTGCCACTGCATTCGCAGGGCAAGCCGCAGCAGCTCCAGCATCAGGAGCGCCATCATGGCTCAACAAGCCCTGATCGTGATCTAGCTATGGGCCGCTTTGCAAATACTAAACAGCACAACACCATGCAAAGCGGATGCCATCAAAACAATCCTTCGGTTGGCCAGCACGTCTGAGCCAGTCGGAGGGAGAGCGCGAAAAGCATTGAAAGATTATCTTGACTGCAAGTTCGTCTCATCCCTATAAAAATTTGTCTGTCAGTGGTGTATGGTGGTTGGGGAGATCCCAACACAGGTGCATTGTTACCTTGTGAAACACGCCGCTGACAGACTTTCTCATACAAATAATGTGGATACTACCAAAACAATTACACACGTCAGCCTATGTGCCGGATACGGAGGTATTGATCTCGGACTTGGACGAGCAATCCCAAATCTGCGCACAATCGCTTTTAGTGAGATCGAAGCCTTCGCTTGCGCGAACTTGGTCTCAAAAATGGAAGCGGGACTCTTGGACGCAGCTCCTATCTGGACGAATCTTAAAACCTTCCCATGGTCAGACTTTCGTGACCGAGTGGGTGTCCTCTCTGGGGGTTATCCCTGTCAGCCATTTAGCGCAGCCGGAAAGCGACTCGGAAAGGAAGACCCCAGACATCTCTGGCCTTGGATCGCAGATGGAATTGCTGCTATGCGACCCAGAATCGTCTTCTTCGAGAACGTCGAAGGACACATCAGCCTCGGACTCAGAGAGGTTATCGAAGACTTGGAAAGACTTGGTTACAACTCGACGTGGGGAATATTCTCTGCGCGTGAAGTCGGCGCACCTCATCAACGCAAGCGAGTGTTTATCTTGGCCAACGATACAGGCGAGAGACTATCGCTCAGTTACGGGCAACGAAATGAGCCAGAGGGACAACGCGATGCAGAATTTGAATGTTGCGGTCACAATGCATGGCCTTCCCGCCCCGGCGAAGCCCAGCACGGATGGGAGCCGCCCAGAGTCGTGGGCGACTCCCAATACGATGGATTGTTTACCGAGTCGATCTTACGAGGCGATGAAGAAACAAGCGACCAACGGTCAAAGGAAGAATCGCAGCAAGCCGGGCAACCTAAGAGAGCAGATCGACCCGCTGATGTGCCAAGCCTACAAGGATGCACAAGCGGAAGCGAATCAGTGGTCAACTCCGAGAGCTGGAGCAACGGACAACAGCAGACCCAACAACAAGGGTGGGATACCTCTAGGGGATCAAGCGAGGAGGGAAGAGACATGGGCAACACCACAAAGCAGGGACTTCCGTTCAGCGGAGGGGAATGCGGAACGGTTCAGCAATCCAGATCAGAGCAAGAATCTGAACGATCAGATGAAAGCATGGCCCACACCCATGGGACAAGCTCAGGGAGCAACAGGAAGTATCGCGGGCAGCTCGGACTTCAGCCGAAAGGTGGAGCAAATCGAAGGGATGAGAGAGACACCGAACGGACCGAAAACGGGATCTGCCAAGCTCAACCCTCGATGGGTGGAGACGCTGATGGGGCTGCCGATTGGATGGACAATGCCGAGTTGTATGTCACCACTGACAATCGCACCGACGAACTGCGACTGCTTGGAAACGGAGTCGTCCCAGCAACTGCAGAACGAGCATTTCGTGTCCTGTTGAATCAAATCCTCAACCAATAAACGAAATGCAACTCAGACCTCGGCAGACGGTATTCGTTGACCGCTGCAAAACTGCACTCACCCAACACGGCAACACGATCGGTGTGGCCACTGTTGGATTTGGTAAGACGATCGCTCTCTCTGCTATCGCTGCCAGCTATCCTCGATCGCTCGTGCTTCAGCACCGCATCGAACTCCTGGAGCAGAACCGCGGCAAGTTCCAGCGCGTAGCACCAGATGCCACCACCGCCACCTTCGCCGCAGATCACAAGCGGTGGGCTTCGGATGGGCACACCTTCGCCATGGTTCAATCCCTCGGCACGAAGGCCAGCATTCCGCTGATGAAGCCGGTGGATCTCATCGTGATCGATGAAGCCCACCACGCATCCGCCGCATCCTACCTCCGAGTGATCGAACAGGCAAAGGAACTCAACCCCGACACCCACATCCTCGGCGTGACCGCCACCCCTGAACGGGGCGATGGCAAGGGACTTCGGGCGGTGTTCTCCAATATAGCCGACATCGTGTCCCTTGCTGAGATGGTGCAGAGCGGATTCCTCGTCCGTCCCCGCACCTTCGTCATCGACCTCGGGATGCAGGATCAACTCAGCGGCCTCAAGAAGCACGGTGCCGAGTTTGACATGGACGCAGCCGCTGCCCTCATGGACATTGAGCCTGTTACCGAGCGGGTGATCCAGGAATGGTTTGACCTGGCCAAGGATCGCAAGACCATCGGCTTTGCCACCAACGTGGCACACGCCAAGCACATGACCGAAGCCTTCAAGGCTGCCGGCGTGGCGGTGGAATGCGTGGATGGCACCACCCCAGATGCCGTGAGGCGGGGGATCTGGCGCCGTTTCAGGAGCGGTGAAACCCAGATGGTGTGGAACTGCGCGGTGGCAACCGAGGGTTTCGACGAGCCATCGGTGAGCTGCGTGATCCTCAACCGCCCATCCATGCACAAGGGCACGATGATCCAGATGATTGGCCGCGGTCTCCGCACGATCTCCGAGCCGGATCAATACCCCGGCCTCATAAAGGATGACTGCATTATCATCGATCTCGGAAGCAGCCTGCTGAACCACGGCGGTCTGGAGGTGGATGCAATCATCGACTCCCGCCAAGCCAAGGCCGGCGAGGCACCCACCAAGGAATGCCCGAAGTGCGAGACGATCATCCCAATGGGTTGCCGGACCTGCCCAGCCTGCGCTCACCAATTCCTCACCGAGGATCGGGATGGGCGCGCGCTCGTCGGGGACTTCGTGCTTACCGAGATCGATCTACTGGAGCTTTCAC